CAATTGAAGTTGAATGTTGGGGCAAACCAAGTGGCTTATCTAAAACTGAAGCAGACTATTGGGTACATATATTATCAATAGGCAAAGAAGATTATTGTAAATTAATATTTGATGTACCTAAACTAAAAAAGATAGCTGACAAATTTAAAGATAACTACAAAATGATTGGGGATAACAATGCAAGTAAATGTATTTTAATTCCTTTAAAAGAATTATTTCAATCAAAAAATTTAACCTAACCTATGCACGAAAGGATATAACCCATGAAGAGAAGACTTTTAATAGATGGTGACATCGTTGCGTATAAGGCTTCGACTATGGCTGAACACAGTATTAAGTGGGAAGACAGCACAGTCTGGACATTACACGCAGATGAGAACCACGGAAAATATCTCGCACTATCCGAGATAGAAGATTTAAAAATAAATCTACAAGCTGATAGTATTACAATTGCACTGACAGATGGTGTCAACTTTAGAAAAGACATCTTACCTAGCTATAAAGATAATCGTAAACAAAAACGTAAACCTTTAATATTAGGGGCAATTAGAAAATGGTTAATAGATGAGTATGACGCTGTTATATATAATGGTTTAGAAGCAGATGATGTACTTGGTATATTAGCAACACAACCTCAAAAGAAAGAAGAAAGAATTATTTGTTCTTTAGATAAAGACCTTAGACAAATTCCAGGTAAACTTTCTCAAGACGGTAAAACTATACAAAAACTTTCTAAAAAAGAATGTGACCACTGGCATTTAATACAAACATTAACTGGAGATTCAGTTGATGGATTTTCTGGCTGTCCAACAGTAGGAAAAGTTACAGCACAAAAAATTCTTAAAGATAAAAAGTTACCATTAAGAGAACAATGGAAACTTGTTGTTAAAGCTTATGAGAAACAAGGTTTGTTTGAGCATGACGCATTTCAACAAGCGCAAGTTGCTAGAATTTTAAGACACGGTGACTACAACAAGAAAACTGGTGAGGTAACTCGATGGCAGATATAATTAAAGAACCACCTCACTATACAAAATGGAAGATAGAACCAATTACTTTCATTATGGAAAACAACATACCGTTTGGTGAAGCCAATGTAATTAAATATGTAATGCGTTGGCGTGACAAGAATGGCATTCAAGATTTAGAAAAAGCTAAACGGTATATCGACATGATTATTGAAAAAGAAATCAAAGACAAAGACCAATTAAATTTATTTGACACATTAAAAACAAAACAAAAGGAGTAGAAAGAATGGACTATAGTAAAGACGCATTACTGACAGACGCAGGCTTGAGAATTTTAAAAGATAGATATTTAACTGAAGATGAAAACAGTCCTCAAGAAGCTTTCTATAGAGTATCAAAAACTTTTTCTGATGATACTGCTATGGCTGACAGAATATATAAGTATGCGTCAAATCTATGGTTTATGTTTTCTACTCCCATCTTGACTAATGGTGGCACTAAAAGGGGAATGCCTATTTCGTGCTTTTTAAATTACGTACCAGATAGTCGAGAAGGTTTAACTGAACACTACACAGAAAATGCTTGGTTAGCTACAGTGGGTGGAGGAATTGGTGGACATTGGGGACACATTAGAAGTGACGGAACTCAAACTAGTGGTGGCTCAATTTCTACAGGTTCAATTCCTTTTATGCACGTTGTTGACTCAGAAATGTTAGCGTTCAGTCAAGGTAAAACAAGAAGAGGAAGCTATGCAGCATACCAAGATATATCACATCCAGAAATTGAAGAGTTTATTGAAATGCGTAAACCAAGTGGGGGTGACATTCATCGTAAATGTCTTAACCTTCATCATGGTATTAATGTCTCTGATAAGTTTATGTCTGTTATTGACAATTGCACTAATAATCCTAGTGCCGATGACAGTTGGGAACTTATTGACCCACATACAAAACGAGTGGTTAGAAAAGTCTCTGCTAAAAAATTATGGCAAAAAATTCTTGAGACTAGAGTGGCAACTGGTGAACCTTATATCAGTTTCATTGACACAATCCAAAAGTCTTTGCCGGAGTCTCAGAAGAAAATTGGATTAAAAGTACATCACTCAAATTTATGTAGTGAAATAACATTACCAACAAATGAAGAACGAACAGCCGTGTGTTGTTTATCTTCTCTTAACTTAGAAAAATATGATGAATGGAAAGATGACCCTTATTTCGTACCTGACGTGGTTAGGTTACTCGATAATGTATTGGAGTATTTTATTAGTAACGCTAGTGACGTTCTTCACCGTGCTAAGTATTCTGCTATGCGTGAACGTAGTATCGGATTGGGGACAATGGGTTTTCACTCATATTTACAAAGTAAAAAAATTCCTTTTGAAAGTGTTTTAGCAAAATCACTTAACAATAATATTTTTAGTAATATTAAAAAACAAGCTTTAGAAACTTCAAGAAGATTAGCTGAAGAAAGAGGTGAAGCACCAGACATGGAAGGTACTGGTTTACGTAACGCACACTTATTAGCAATAGCGCCTAACGCTAGTAGCAGTATTATTTGTGGTAGCACTAGTCCTTCAATCGAACCACTAAGAGCAAATGTTTATAGTCAAAAAACTATGAGTGGTACTTTTTTAATGAAAAATAAATTTTTAGAAAAACTTTTAAAAGAAAAAGGAATTGATACTGACAAAACTTGGAAGAGTATTGTAGCTAATAGAGGTTCAGTAAAACATTTAAAAGAACTTAGTGATTGGGATAAAGATGTTTTTGCTACAGCAATTGAAATAGACCAAAGATGGATTATTGAATTTGCTGCTGACAGACAGAAACATATTTGTCAGTCTCAAAGTGTAAACATATTTGTTCCTGCTGATGTGAATATAAAAGATTTACATTTACTACATTTATCAGCCTGGAAAAAAGGATTAAAGACTCTTTACTATTGCCGTTCAGAAGCAATTAAAAGAGCAGAAATAATTTCAACAAGAATCGAAAGGAAAGTTAGACCAGACGCAGAAGAAGACGAGTGTCTATCTTGTCAAGCATAATGGCAAAAAAGAAAAATAATTTATTAGGAAAAGAAGCACACGAAACTGGTGCAAGATTTAAAAAAACTAGTATTGGACGAAGACCGAGTACCAGTATGATGAATAAAAAGAAACGGCAAGGAAGGAATAAAAAACAAATGAAATATAGAGGACAAGGAAGATGACAGATAGTAGTATATTTGATGGTATAGATAAACCAAAAAAAAAATATTGTAGTTGTCACAAAAAAAATAAACAAACTGTTTTATGGACGGTTTATCACACTGTACTAGCTGTTGAACTAGCAATTATTATTTTAATAGAAGGGATAGAATTATTTACATGAGTTTATTAAAGGAAAGAAATTATTACAAACCGTTTCAATATCCGTGGGCTTTTGAAGCTTACGACCAACAACAAAAAATGCACTGGTTACCAAGTGAAGTACCTTTAGCTGAAGATGTAAGAGATTGGAATGAACGACTTAACGATAAGGAAAAGAATTTAATTACACAAATATTAAAGTTCTTTACGCAAGGTGATGTCGACATTGCTCAAGCGTACCTTGATAATTATATTCCAAAATTTAAACCACCAGAAATTAGAATGATGTTATCTTCAATTGCTACAAGTGAAGCTAACCATGCTCATTCTTATTCATTATTAAATGATACTATTGGATTACCAGATAGTGAGTACAAAGCATTTCAAGAATACAAAGCAATGTCTGACAAACATGATTATCTTTTTAGAAGTAAAGGTGAAGGTATAGAAGGCATGGCTAGAGAACTTGCAACGTTCTCAGCATTTGGTGAAGGGTTGCAGCTCTTTGCTTCATTCGTAATGTTATTAAACTTTCAACGTTTTGGAAAAATGAAAGGAATGTGTCAGATAGTTACCTGGTCCATAAGAGATGAAAGTCATCATGTAGATAATATGATAAAATTATTTCATGCTTTAATAGATGAGAACAAACATATTTGGAATGATGATTTCAAAAAAACTTTATATGATGTTC